CCACAGCACTTAGGTATGTTCACATCGTGTATAGAGCGCTGTACCTCGTAGCGTATTGAGCAGCTAATACACTCATACTCATACATCGGCATAGTCAACCAATAGGCATACGCTCATTTTGCTACATTTGATGCATTGTAAGACCTTTACGTTAGGCGGCAGATTATCGCTAACTATGCGCTCTAATTGGTCTGTTATCTTTTTACAGCTGCGGCACTCAAAGCGGATAATGTCCATAGATAAACTCGTTTCTCTCGGCCTTTTCTACTTGCCATTTAAGTAGTGAGTCAATAGTTATAAGGTAGCCAAAAGAGACGTTAGGCTCAATATTGCAGCTTATATTCCTACCGTACTCTTTTACGGTGTTGATGAGGTCAGATTTAGAGACTATTACCGTTAAATCCTCTAGGACAAAGGCCCAATGCGTAGCCTGAGATACTGATAGGCCTGAGGGCTTAAATCCACGCTCGTTAACGTAATAGCAAGATGTCTCTATGTATATATTGCCTGTCTCTTTCCAACGCCTATCGCGTTTGACCTCTACCGTCTCCATAGTCAGGAGCCGGCGCACGGATTCTTCCCCGTCTTGGCCGTAGCGTAGGTCTATATCCCAATCGGATTTAGAGGTAGTCATTACCTGCAATCCTTGCAAAACCATATAATGTTTTCATATGAGTTTTTTTGATAGCCAAACTTATCGAGCTGTGTCACCCTGGCGCATTTGTCGCACGTCTCTACCTTGTACTCTGCGACCATTTCACCATCTATAAAGAGCTTGCCCGTCATAGCTTTAAGGTTGATTAACTCCATTTGGCTACTCATACTTGAGGCGCCCAACCTGTAGAGGTTTGCATATACCAAACTGGCTCACATTGTGTGGCCTTGCTCTTTTCTATACAGCTGTAATTGCCCCACTCACGCCCGGTTTTCGAGCTTGTTCCGGTTTTCCAAATACGGGCGCCGTGTTTACACTCAGGCTTACCCTGTAAGTAAACGCCGCCTAGCTCATTTTTAACTGCCTCTATAGTTTGTGCCACGGGTGTAGTAGCCCATAAATCCTCGCTGGCTGGCGCTACATCCTTAGCGCTTAACGCCTCTACCTTTTCCATATCCTGCTTTGTACTGCGAGCAATACCGCCAGGTGTAAGCAAACCGATAACGCGCCCGTATGCGCTTGTTACTGCGTTTTCTACCCAAAAATGCAGATTTACGCCTCTATCGCTGCGCATCTCAAAAGCATAATCTACGGCGCTTGGTAGATGGTCCTCGTACTCTTTGTACGCCTCAGCTTTAACCAAAATATAACCTTTTGTTATGTCTATATCCTCGATATAAGCAACAAGGCGTAGGGTCGGATATTCTGCACGTGCCCTAATAATGCGGGCGTTGACATCCTCGTATCCTTCAAGAAAGTTACTCATCGCTTGGCCTCAGCTTCTTTTAGCGCCTTAGCGATATTACGGCCACGTAGGTAACCTTCACCCAAGCCTACTTTGTAGCCCATTTCATAAGCTGCATAAATAAATAAGCCCATAAACAGGCAAACCATACCTACTACCATTAAATCTAAACTGTTCATCTTTCGCCCTTTGTTAAGGCCGATGAGCTACCTATCCGGGTAGCCCTCCCGGCGTGTGTAGTTAAAGTATGAACCTACCCACCGACAAAAGGCAACGCGACACGCTCTACTTAGATAATCTGTCCTCTAGCAACATTTCATAGATTTTATCCACGCGTAACTCAATACGCTCAACGCGCCCTACGAGGTTATGCCCGCCGTTGCCGTCAGGCTTAAGCTCGGATAGGTAGTACTTAACAAGATGGCGCACAAGCCCAGCCATAAGCCCTGAAAGGGTAGCAATCCCCAACGCTACCGCTATATATGCCTGGGCCTGCGACATCCTACTTAGCCCCTACGCCTAATTGCTTCTCATTAGGTGCTAGTGCCTTTAGTACTGGCCCAATTAGCCCAGCTAGAAAAGCATTAGCTAGTACTTTAGGGTCTGTGATACCTGATAGATACAGCGCACCCACGCACGATAGAGCCGCACGTAGGTAGGACAAGGCCGCGGCCTTAAATTGCTCTTTCATTTATTAGCTCGATTCTGCCCTTTAGTTGATTTGTTTTAGTACAAAAACCGTATTGGTACCTGAAGCCACAATCCCATAAAGGCCTTCATTATCGCCTACGGGTAACTCCATTTTATCATCGGTGTCTAGCTTGTAACCGTTTGCTGTGGTCACGTTGCTACCGCCGATATACAAAGCACCACCTGAGTTATGTACCCACACGGTTTGGTCAAAGGTTGAGGCTGCTACCAATAATGTAGCTGTAGTACCTACGCTTACTTGTGAACTAGTTGGCATTTTCTATCCCTAACTTGGTAATTAAAACCCTGACTTTTTCAGGGCTTAAAGCTATCTCAAAGTGCATTTCATCTTTTCTAGTCCAATCCCCGCCCCAGGTTAGCCCGTACTTTTTAGCCAAGGCTCTAATCATCGGTACCTTAGCTGCATCAAACGTGCCTACCTTGCCTAAAGGGTGTTTAGTTGCGTTAAGGTCTATAGCTGTGCCGCTGGCGTGGTTACTAAGTTTGCCCGGCACATTTCTTACGTCTCTGTAGGCGTAGCCCCAATCGTCAAAAGTGCCACCCTCTATTGGCTCTATTAGCTCGTTAAACTCTTTAGCAAAGTTAATAAGCAACGGCGCTACCTTTTCTGAGCAACGGATTTTGAGGCTTGTTCCCTCTACCTTAAAAGGCTTAACGCCTATCTCAGCCTGCTCCTTAGATGCTGGCCAGCCGTTGTAGCTAGTCTGCATTTTCTAAAGATTTTAGATATGCCTGATAGTCAGAGTTGGCTGGGTCTAAAGGAATTGCAGATTCAACACCGTCCACAATTCTTCGTACAAACTTAAGAGGTCTATCTGGATATTCAACGATTTCGTAGGTAGTTGTCATAATTCAGCACTCCATTCAATGTAGTCACCTGATGCGTTAGAAATTGCAAAAGAGCCAGCGCCAGCAGTTGCCGAAGCACCTGAAGCGGTGTACTCAATATACGCGGATACCGTGCCAATACCTGTGTAAGTTGTAGAAGTAATGGCTTGAAAACTGTTGCCTTGTTGTACGCCCATACTCGATTGCGTATTTGTTGGGCTTGTACGCATAGTAACAGGAAATTGAAAATGCAGTTGTGAGGCAGTAGTTGTACGCCAATAGCCAGCCGCTTGTGTTTGGTCTGACCCTGTTGCAGTATTGCGCCAGTAGTAACGCTGGCAAGCGGCTAATTCTGCTTGATAAGTAGATGTATTAGGACTATATGCCGTTGCACTAGCAGCAATTTCTAACTGCACGCCTGTTACCTCATAGTAATCATTAGTGCTTGCAGTGCCTGTTGGCGTAAAATCAAAACGGATTCCCAATTCAGTTGCTGAAGTAGCGATTGTTCCACTTACGCTAAAGCGTTGCCAAGTAGTTGTAAGAGTGACTGTGCTAGTTAATGGCGTTGCCAAGCCTGTATAACTTGTCACATTGTTTTGGTCTGTTCCTGTGCCTGTGTTGATGTTGGCAACTAACGCACTTGAAGTTGCAGAATAATTTGCACCCGCTCGCGCATAAAAGGAAAATGTCACCGTCTTGCCCACAAAAGGAATACTGTTAAGAGTTTCAAAAGGTTGTGCAAAATAGGTTGTTCCTGTGCCCGTTTGTCCTGAATTGCGCTGCACTCTTGCTGCATATTGGATATTAGGCAAGTTTGTTGTGTCACCCGTTACTTGGCGCGAAACTGTAAATGCTTGACTTGCATTATTGTAAAAATACCATCTGTCTGCCGTGTAGGCTGGTGTGCTTGCTGCTAAAGCAACACTCGTTGAACGCTGCCACACATTCATTCCAGAGTTAAGAACGCCATTTTTTCCAGCCATATTTGTTGAACCGCTTGAAGCCGTCGCCCAAGCCAAACCAGTAGCAGCTGTTGAATCAGCTGTAAGCACCTGGCCATTAGTGCCAACGGCTAAACGCGCTGGGGTATCAGCTGCAGTTGCACCAATAAGGTCACCTTTAGCATCTACAATAGTATTTTGTATAGCGTTGCTATCGTCAAAGCCAACCCAGGCTGAACCTGAATAAGTCAAAACCGCATCTGTGTCTTTGAGATAACAGCATTGGCCCTCTTGTGGTGAGGTAATAGCTGCATCTCTAGCTGCCGCTGAGGCAAACACTAGTACGCCTTGCATTAGGTAGCCGTTAGTGTCAGCTGCCGTAAGCACCTCGCCAGTAGTAAAGGTCTTAAAACCTAATCCAGCTGCCATAGTCCTATCTCCTTAATAACTTAATACGCCGCTGTCAAGCAAACCGTATATGGATGAGTCTAATATAAAGCCGTCAATAATTGGCTCTAAAGTAGTAAGTGTTGTTTTCCAGCTATTAGGCGTAATGCTTTGAGCTACGCCAAACACCTGCAAAGTCTTAGTTAGGGTTGAGCCCCCAGGTTGGTTAGTTGTAATAGTTACCGGGTCAAAGTAGTCCAGGTCTAACGCTGCAATAATGCCTAAGTTGTAGTTATCGGTATAAAGGTCTAGCTGGATAGCATCGCATCGAATACTAGTCTCAGCCCTAGATGCAACGTATGCCTGTGCATAATCCAGGGCCACGGCATCGGTTTGCATTAGTAGGTTTTGTTGGTTGTAGCTATGTATAAAGTACTTATCTATGCTGGGTTGATTTATGGCTACCTGTGCTGTGCCACCTGTGCGGGTGATGCTAGCTGAGTTGTAAACTAGGGTATCGTCAAGGCGCCACACCGCATTAAAGTAACTAATATCTGACCCGTTATCGTTAAACACCACAGGCGCAAGGCCAGTACTGCCAGCTGTAACGTCTCTATCTTGAAAGACAAACGAGCCAGCGGCATCTACATACAAAGCCCCGTACTCGCTAATCTCTACAGTTTGCATAGCTGCAAGGCTTGTGCGGGCTGTGCCTGGGTCTGCCTGCATTGTGGTTAGCCCTGCATCTACGTCACGCATAGAGGCAGGCCAGTCAATAGCATCTAACAAGGCGTTAATTCTTGTACCGCTGAGCTGACCCGCTGAGGTACCTGCCACCGTACTTACTTGAGCATTTTGGGCAAGCCTAAAGGCATCTACGGCTGTAATAGTGGTATAAACAACATCATTAGCATTTTTAGGCGTAGTAGTTGTATAGCTAGTAATAAAGCCAGCAAAAATAGGGTAAGTAGTTGCCCCGTATGTAGCCGTAATTTGTACTTTACGCATAGGGGTCAAAAGCTGAAAGTAGGGGCTTGCTGGGTTTTGGGGGTTGAACGCGCCCACCTGGTCAACAATACGCATAGTTAGCGTACCTGTTTGGAATTGGTCAGCCTGAGGATTACGCCCGCGCTTTGTCTCAATACTATCTACTACGTTAGATACGTCAACGATAACGCTAGCTGCATCTGCAAGGATATTTGTGCCTAATATGCCGCTATCTAAAATCATAGCCTGAGCAAAGCTAGGCCCAGTACTAAAGTTAATAACGGCGTTAATTACGGGTACGGTCATATCGCGCCAGCAAAGTTAAGGTTATTGCCAAACCTGTTATTTTCTTGTACGGCTGTTTGTACCACCTCAATAAGCCCGCTCGTCTTATCTACAATTTCAACAGTTACAGTTGAGCCTGAGCCATAGCCCGCGCCCCTGTTCATATCGGCGCTATAGCCGCCAAAGTCTCCTAGTTTTTTCTGAAACTCAATAAGTGACAAGTAAGCTGCG